GGTTGAAGAAGTTTGTTTATCATAGGCGCATCAAACTGCACAAAGTTGTGACCAACAATCATATCTGCTGACTCATACCACTTGATAGCTTCACGCCTAGCAACATCATCCTCGTGACAGTTATCAAACCTAGATATCTCACCAGTGTTAATATCCTTGCCACCACAGATCCAGAGTTTATCGCTGTCGTTAAGACCATTTGTTTCTATATCGCTGACAACAACCTTCATACGTTAAACACCACCTCTTCAAGAACAGTTGTCTCAGGATCGTAGAACACTGACCCTGCATTGCCTAACTTGGCAAAGGGCCTGTTCTTATCAACAATAAAATGGGTTGTGTTTCTCTCCACATCATCCTCTGACTCAGTATCTCTGTTGAGTTTTATACAGACGATAGCTTCCTCTTCAAGGGATGCTGCATACTTGGTGCGTCCATCATCGTTAACCTGTGATATAAATACAACACCTATATTTAATTCTTTAGCAAGCTGCGCCATTCGTGAACCAAGGGTTGTCAACGTACTGGTTGCTGCATCAACACCAGAGTTTGACAGATAAGCTAAACGTTGAACGTGATCTATAAAGATGTACTCTGCACCGTAGACTGTAGCTGCGAGTCTAACGTAGTCCAGGAGTTGCATTGGATCATCATGACTACGCATCTCAAAGATAACTGTGTTCTCACCACCTGCCATCTTCTGTGCTGCCTTGATTACCTGATCCTCACTGAACCCTGTAGCGACTGCATCCTCTTTGGTTCTGACATTCCATCCTAGTTCGTAAGTTGCCATTGCCCTGTAGGTTGTAGACTTCATCTCTTCCATATGTAAAAGGGCAAGCCTCGTGTTCTGTTTGAGTAGTCCTACCTCAAAGTATCTGACTAGCTCAGTCTTACCCTGACCTCTGAGTGCTTTGATAAATGTGAGTCCACCCTTCACTAGTCCTCTGATCTTATCATCAATACCAGTGTGCCCTGTCGGTACGTACTCGTAAGGATTCTCAGTAGTGATAGCCTTTTCTACTTCCAAGTCTCCAACAAAGAAGTTGTCTGGTGCAAATCTCTGTGGCTTGAGTGCTGCCCACTTGAGGTCTGACTCATCCCCTTCCATCAGGAACTCATTGGCATCCTTGTGCTTGGACATAGGCACATAGTAAAACTTCTCAGGCATCATGCTGTAGAGTTTCTGTGCCGCACCCTGACCTGCCTGATCTAGTTCACCTGCGTAGACCACCATTTCGAAAGCGTTGAGGTAGTCAAAGTTATCCTTGATAAACTTTTCTGACAGGGCTGCACTTGGCAGTGACTTTACTGGATAGGATTTACCTAAGACCTGATACAGACTTGCTGCATCAAACTCACCCTCAGTAATATAAATACGTTTACTAGATCCTGCATTAAACTCAGGACCAAATAGTTCTGTCAGTGACCCACGCTCTTTTGTCCAGAACTTCTTCTCGTGGTAGCCACGATACTTGACGTTATCCTTGTACTTGAAAGCGTAGCGCACTGGCTCACCACCTTCACCTACCTGTAACTGAATGTTGTAAAGTTTAGCTACGTCTTCATCTAGTCCTCTGATACCTTCGTATCTGCCTGAAATTACCTTGACGTTACGTAAGTCTACTTTGGGTGGCGGTGGTGGATAAGTTGCTTCTGCCCAGTCAAACTTTTTATCTGAGCTTGGGTAGCCTCTATTACAAGAGTGGCACTTCCCTACCTTTGTGACTAGGTTGTAGCTGAATGCATCTGAACTGGCACAATCCTCGAAAGGACATGGTTGATGTGTAATCTCATTGTTGCTGTTCACTGCTGCTGTCATTCTGTTGTTCCTTTTCTTTCGCTCTTTGTCGTTCTTCTTTGGTCATTGGCCTTATCTCTTTCGAGATTCCTTTCCTCCTGTCAATGTGCCATTCTTTTGCTTCATCCATATCTTTACCACATCGGGTTCATTAAGTCAAACTTGGTGTACCAATCAGTTCCTTCCAAGGCTAACCACATCAGTACTGGCACACCCAAGATAAAGAATGCACAGGTAATGAAAGCCCACCCCAATCCTTTTGTTGTACAGTACTTCTCAGTCATATCATTAGTGCAGTTTTTCGTCATTCTCTTCTTCCCTTGGGTAGTATACTAAAACATATGTGTCACAGTTAGGACAGGTTAGATTAGTCACCATGCTGTACTCCCCAAAGAGGGAAGTTTGATCTTTGTCAATGTCGTGATCACCACCCCAAGTTAATTCGTGCCCACAGTGCCAACAGTTCATTTGTAATCCTTCCTTGCTTTGGTTGGAAAGTTATCTTGATTCCACCCTTTGTTTATTTGTTCGGTTGCCCAAGCGTAGGTGATACCCCAGTATCGTGCTGCCTCTGCCATGTTAAGAAATGTTTTACCGTACAGTTTACACTTCCTTCCCTTTTGTTTGAAGGTAGGTTCATATCGAATACGAACATGACTTGGTACTTCTTTTGGCTGCATTACTGGTTTACCTCTACCTCTAGACAAGCCACTGTCTCTGACTTGTGTGTTATCATCTTAGCTGCTTTACTCAACTCAATCTGACACTCCTCCAGAGTGGCATACGATCCCAACTGATAGTGTTCAACAGACTGTGTACTGAACAACTGCATCCAAACTAATATGTACATCATGCTATTCACTCTCCAGACTTTTTAACTTTTGAGATAGGTCACTGTTCTTTACCAACATACTTACTGTTATCTTTGCTAGTTCCTCTTGAGAATATCTACTGCATAAATTTTTAACCAAATCTTCTCTACTAATATTCACTACATTCTTTTCTTTTAAAACATCGGATACCATAGTTCACCTCTATCTCTGTACTCTTCAACTTCTTTCAACAAGATCTTTAACTTGTCTGCTTTGTATTGTTCACCATCCCACTCAAGATCATCAATGTCTCTTTGCAGATCCTTGATGTAAGATTCTATGGCTACTACCTTTTCATCTTCATACTTTAAATGTCTCATCAGTGATATGTCCTTAAATCTTTTTCTTCCATCCAAGCCTTGAACTGTTGGGATGTAAGACCTTTCTCTTTCATGAACCATTGAAGGTCAACAACAGCATCAAGTAGTGTGTTGTTCTGTTCAATAATTAATTCAACAATATCTTTATCTCTTTTTTTAAGTCTATCCAGAAGATTATTGATTTCATCAACAGATAAAAATAACACCTCCTCTAGATCATTTTCATCATTATCCATACTGTTAGTCCCTTTCTTTTAGTTATACTTAAAGTATTATATCTTATATAAGAATAATAAATATTAGTATACTTTAGGTATAACCTTTAGTTATTAGTTGGCAACTGTTGTTTTAGTTTCAAGTGGGGCAAGTTGTCTCACCACCACAGAAGAAACAGAAAACCTAGCCAAGCCACGTTAACAATTATGGCTATCACTTCATATGTCTCTAGCATCTTTGTGTCCAGGCTTTGTTGCTTAAATTATTTTCTTCTGCCCAAGTAACGAACAGTCCTACTTCACGCCCATAGGCTTCAATCTCTGAGGGTTTATCCCAGTATGGTATGTTGTCCTCACTGTTCTGTGTTAGCTCTCCACACTCGTACTGTTTAACGTGTACCAGTTCGTGAGCCAGTGTCGTAAGCATATCTCTGAGCCTCAGAGACCTATCTATGTCTATCATGTATTCACCCTCTTCCATCTGAACACACCCACCTAGACTGTAACGCTGTCCTCGAAAGCATACCTCTATGTAAGGATCTATGTTGAACTTCTTTTTAAAGAACATAATCATACTTATGGCATACTTCTGTTGGCTCTTTGTACCACCCTCAATCATGATCCATTTATCGTAGCTCATTGTATGCTCTCTCCACTTCTTCAGCAGTAATAGGTACTAGGTCAGCATCACTGTCCTTTATCTCAACCCAGTCATAGATACTCTCGACTGATGGATGGTCTTGGTCATAGTCATCGTAGAGTCTAGGCTTCCAGTATCCGTTGTTCTTTTCTCTCTTTATCATGTAGTCAGCAGTATTGTAGCAATGCTCAAGGCTACAGTTTATAAACATCACTGACTGGTTCTTGTAGTTAAACATTCTGGTGTTCATAGTTTTACTCCTAACTTAATTAAATCAAATACTATTCTGTCTATCATATCGTACACTTCATCCCACTCCCAATACTGGTAGGTATCCAGAGCACACTCAGTAAACCATTCCTCTAGGTAGTCCTCATCAAATTCTCTCCAGTTGTCAGGTAATTCCTGAGTCAGAAAATGCCCTGACAACCTACCAAATAGTTTTTCGTATGTTTTGTCCTCCATACTTTTCTCCTTTTCTATTTCAATTCCAAAACTTGTTTTCATTTTTCCCTCTAATCTGTTTGATCTATTGCAATTAAATCGTATTCTGGAAACATATCTTTTACGTGCTGTTTGCTATAAGCCATTACATATAAGCACAAAGATGGTTTAAAATTAAACTCTACATAATATCTTTTCATTTTATCTCCAATCTGTGCTGTACTCTGCGTCTATTGGTGCAATCCCTGATACGTGTATGTCGTGCTCATCAAAGATCTTTTGGTGACGTGTGATCGCGTTGTCTTTACTCCAACAGATCTCCCAGTGATCAGTCAGGTATACTGGACTATCTGGATCTCCCCACTCTTGGTCAGGTGTACCAGTTTTATTTCTGACTGTGTAGAATACCACCCACAAGTTACACTCATCATCTATTAATCCATCAAGCATTATGCTATCTCCCTATACTCATAATTATAATTGTACTCAGCATCTAGATACGCCCACTCCATCTCATAGGCATGATCCCAATTAGTATAACATCCATCGTCCATCTCTGCTTTAGCCCTGAGTTTAGCCCAATGATCTAGGCTAGGCTCATGGTTGAGAGGTAGCTCCTCTTGAAAGTATACTTCATACATTTTATTCATCCTTCTCTGGTTTATGAAACCATGCTTCTTCATCATCAGGAAGAACGTATGGACGCCAGTGATTAGGGCTACCGTCCTCGCCTATACGTGGTCTGAAATCAAACATGTTCTTCAATGTGTATGACATCTCTTCTAACTTACGTACCTTACTAAGGTCAGTATCAAACATCTCTTTAAAATCATCACATATAGCATCCATAATTTGATACACTTCAAGTAGTTCTTCTACCTCACTGCGAGTTAGCTTTGTCTTTAATTTTACTTCTTTATTTTTCATTTTGTAATTCCTTTTCATCTATGTAAGACCAATATTGATCCCACGTTAATACACCTTCACTTGTTTCTACTTCCATTGGGTATGCTCCAAAGTGTTCCCAGTGATCACGCACAAAGTCTATAATCTGTTCTTTCATTTTATTAACTCCTTTTGTTTTTCTAATCCTCGCTCTAGCATTTTGATTGCTTCATGTTTATCTCCACGCTTGAGCGTTTCGTATGCCCAGGACACCCAACCATAAGCTTCTGGGTCTATCTGTTCTGGGTCAGGTGCTACCACCACTGGCTGTTGTTGCTCAGTCTGTGTAGCCCCTACCTTGTTCTCATTTAAGAACTCGATAAGGTAAACCTTAGACACTGGTACGTCTACTTGCTTCCAGTCTCTGGGGAAGTATCTCTGAGCGTCACGCTGAGTACCAACCCACTGTCCTTTACTTGATGTATAGAGTATCATCTCAAGTTATCCTCTGGTTCAAAGTCTAGTTCCATCTGATCGTCTAGCTTGTAGCTGCTTACTGTCTCTGAGACATTGTGCCAACTTGCTAAGTTCATCCGACTACCCAGTATACCTACGATCAATTGATCTAGTTCTACATCGTCATAGTCTGAGTAAATTAAATCTTTATACATCTCTTGCATTCTAGGTGTCATAGTTATCCATCCTCATTCTAACGTCTAGTCTCCAGTTAAATCCTGTTAATGTTTTAGGTGTTGCAATCCCAACATCCAAGATGTGTTTTTTAATTGCGTCATGAATTGTGTCTATTTCATCACACTCCAGATCCTCTGCCTCGACTGTAATATCTTTATATCTCATGACTGAACCTCATACTCGAACCACTGTCTAGCTTGTGCATCAGTGAGTTTGTATTCATTCCCAGACATAGACAAAAGATCCTTTACAATCCAAGGCATTTTCCTTGCTTTAGTTTTGTAGCCTACTAGCTGCATACGATACCTGACTGACCTATGGTCTGTGTATTCGTGTACTTTAGATGTATCTAATCTAGCTAGGATAGCCATTTTCTTTAGATCTTTTTCTTCTTTAGTCTCTGCTCCATCAAGTAATACTTTTACTTTGAATGTAGCCTCACCACCACTGTAGGTGCAGCTATCAACACTGATCTTATCAATCGGTATATCAATTGTCTCCTCAAATGGATGCGCTAATAGTAAACTCTGCATTTCAGCACGTAATGTTCTTAGTTGTTCTTTTGTAAAATTTGTCATGTTAAAAACCTTTTCTTTACTTCAATTGTTATACCCTTCATCCTTAGATACTTGCCAACAAGTCTATCCAATTCTGATTTGTCTTTTGTAGAGTGGTAAGCGAAACACTCACCACCCTTTTTGCTGATGTGAATAACGTACTCCACTAGTCTAGCCTACTTCCTGCGTAAGCCTCGAAGCCCACACTTTCTAGAACTTTAGCGGCTGCTCTAGCTCCTGCCTCTTTGCAGTCTATGTTCTGAAAGTATGACTTGCTAGGATTCCATAGGCTGAATGTTTTACCAGTGTAGTCTAGCTCGAACCCTAGCTCTCTTATTACTTTGCGTTCTGCTTTACCATCCTTAGTATTACCCTTAAACTTAGGATAAATATTTACCCAAGCGAACCCACAAGCAAAGGCATCCTCACCCTTCAGTACATCTCTGATGTAGGTGTCTGTCGCATCAGTAGCTGCGTCAAGCATCTGGGTTTTTAATTCAGTAGTGTTGATTGTTTTTATTGTATCTATGTAACTCATTTTTCTAATCCTTCTTTTGCTAATATTCTCAATACATAGTGTAGTGGTTGCTCACCTAGCGTAATTACTTTTTGTTTGCTTTCACTGTAGCGTTTAGCTTTTGCCATTGCTGCAATGTCGCTAGGTATTTTGCGAGTAGCTAGGACATTTTCCATAGCTAGTATTTGGTTAAGTGTTACTGTCATTTTTATTCTCCTTGTTAACTGTAAGTTCTATTGTATCTGTTGAATCTCTCTCTAATCCTAATTGCTCTAACCATTCATCAAAAAGAAATGGATGAAGATCAGTGTTAATATCATCACGATTTATAATTATAGTTGTTTTCATTTTATCCTTTTTTGTTTGTTCTATCCCTTCAATATCAGATAGAATTTTTATTTTAAATACACCTCATGAACTTGGTTATATTGTGTGTCTTTTATGTCACGCTCATATTCGACATAGTAAGTTACACTGTCAAACCTTGGCGCATATGCCCCTCCAAAGATAGCACTATCTAGCTCTGCCCTAGTAGGTGCATTTATAAAATGTCGCTCACCGTTTTTGTAGAATAGCGCCCAATGTTTTAATATTTTCTTAGTCATTCTTTTACCTTCCATTGTATGCTTCAACAGCGTTTAAAAATTTTGCGTTTGTTCTTTGTGGTGAGCCTTGCCAGTGTGTGACCCAGATTGAGTTGTCATTCAGTAGACCAACATATCTACAGCGTTTGCCCTCAGTTCCACAGCGTAGCCATTGCCCTCGTTGTAACTTTATTTGTCCAGTCTCAATAGCTTTCTTAATGCTGTGATCCCAGACGTTAAGAGTTGTCATATATTGCATTTTAAATTTCCCCTCTTGGTGGTTTACCTTCTAAATATTCAATATCAAATTCACTGGGAATTATCCTGTAATTTTTTACATACCTACCCTCTAATTCTTTAAGAGGTTTTAACCTATCAAGTAATTCATAATAGCCATTATAGGTAAACCTTGCCCATACTGTGGGCACAGTTTGCCAGTATTCGCTAGATGATACATTTGGTTTTACTTCAAATTTATCGTACACAATGCACCAAGATTTAAATTGTTTATTCATTGTTCAATATCCCTTCCAAAATATTATTTACTTCGCATATTCTTTTTACTGCTTCATATCTTTGTTGTTCGCTGTTGAACATGCTACTAGCTGAGACTTCAAGAGCGTTCATGTAATCGCTCAATTGATAGAGTTTTTTCTTATGGTATACCAAGTTATCCATTGTCATTCCCCTGTTGATTTATTTGACGCATCAATTCGTCAATCCTAGCTATAATTGGCGCATTCTTTTTTCTGTGAGCTATCTCTTTTATTTTCTCAAGCATTTGTTCACGCTCTTGCCAAGTTCCAAAAATAGTCCCCTTTTCCTCATCAATAATCATTTTTTATCCCTTCAAAAGTAATTCTTTTAATTCTTCAATATTCCACATGCTTATTCTAGATAACTCAGCTAGTGTTATATTCCAATTGCTATCAAATTCGGCTATCACGTCCTCAATTTCCCAACGTTTTTTTATGCCGCATGCTGCACCAAATTCTGTATTTTTTAAATCGTTATTCATTTTTACACCTCATGTATTAAGTAAGTTATTATCCACGCTAGTATTCCCAGAATAGCCGTTATTGCTATCGTTCCTATGATCCAAGTTAAAAACATTTTTAATCCTTCCTAGTGTAACGGATAGCTAATATTCGCTACCTCTTTTGACCAACAAGCTCTACAGTCTCCACAATGCCCAAAATCTTGAGCTTTCTTTTCTGGCCTACTCATAGCTTTGAACGTCTCTAGATCTACAATAGTATTATCTTTATTGGTTCTATAAGCTAGGCACTCTTTACCATGTATAGTTTCTTTATGCTTGTGTACTGTACTAGTATGACTATGACCTTTTATAGGTTTATCGCTAATCATAGTAGCACTAACCCTTATCACTAAATTATCTGGTTCTAGTCCATGCCTCTTGCGGTATGTTTGCACAAGTTTAGCTTCTCTTGTTGGCAACCAGTGTTTTATCTCTGGAGTTTCTAGACAACACAAAACAATTGCATGTAGCATTTCAACACTTTGCAAGTCTCCACTATCAAACCACCTATGATGAAATATCCCTAGCTTGTTACACCCTCTTTTAATTTGAAATGCCATCTGTTTTGCCCAGAGTTTAGGATTACTAGCAATTAATTTTTCAGCCTTAAATAAGTTATTAGTCCAACCTTGATCAACACTAGGCCTAAGCTTTTGTAGTTTAAGAGCGTAACACTTTGAGCAAGTAGAGCCTTCAATTTTTGCAAGCTTAGAGCCTACTTTGCAATGCTTCGCACTGATAGCAAAGGTTGTACTTGGCATCTTAGTGTTGCCTAGCGATACTTTACCGCTATTCTCAATAGTTTCTTTTAGTGTGAAATTATCCATTTTTATTTACTCCCTCTTATATATCTAAAGTAATCCATTATAATTTATTGGGCCATCTATATCTACATAAACAAAAGCCTTGGCGTTTATTTCTATCCCAGAACCCCATACGTCATTATCAGCTACACAAGTATAACTAGGTGTAGGTTGTAGGTAAGACTTTCTGTTGTAGTGTCCTTTATAAAAGTTTTTAATTGCGTCTGGTTTTCTTTTAAATTCGTCACCTTTTTTTAAATCTTTTAAAGCAACCTTTTTGAATTGCTCACCGTATTTGTTTGTTACGATAGAAGTAGTCATAAGAGTGTGTCCTTTTTAATATATATAAATTGTGTAACCAAGTTAGCCGTTTAACTGGTAAGCACAACACCCAGAAAACCACTATTTTATTTTGTGTTGCAAGTATGCAACAAATATCCAGAATTAGGGGAAAACACATTTTATGAATAACAGTATACGAAAATATAAAAGCTACTCAGTGAGCTTTATATTAAGTCTCAGAGCTATTTCTTGGTTTGTTCTATATCTGTTCTACTGGGTGTAATTTTGTGATCACAATTCTGGAAGTATGCTTAGTGACCAGACGTAGGGTTTATAGTTGCTTACTCTATTTGTGATCACACTCCTTATAGTTTAATACTAAGCGTTTTACCCTAGGAAATAGTTTAAAGTTAAACTAGTTTGAGCCAGTAATACTTTAAGTTTAAACTAAAATGCTAAAAGTAGTTTAATGTTAAACTATCTCCAGAGTATTGTGCCTGTATTCCTAGCGTATACAACATATAGTATAGGGTCAGGCATGGTACACGTGGGGGGTGTACGTTATATGTATATGCTCAATGACAGAGAGGGGTATTTTAGGTCTGTTAACCACATTGTTAATCAAGTGGTTTACACTTGAGTTGTGATCACATTTAGATATAACTACCAGTATGAAAATGTATAAGACAAAGAATAAGTATGTAGTCCTGGATGACAGGGGGATTATCTTAATAATAACAAGATACAAGAATATATGCTTACGTCTTATGGGTGTGACATAGTGTCATCGGGGGTATTAACTTGTTGTTTTATACTTGAAGCGTGTATAACTAATAGTATATACTAACAGTAATACTTAAAGTATTTAATACTTTTATTTTTATTCTTATATTTATTACTAATATTAGAATACTAACAGTAATTACTTAAAGTAATACTTATATTATCCTTATATCTGCTTTTGTTGTCCCTTTTTTGTAAAAAAAGATAAAAGTAATGTTGACATAGGTACTACTTTAAGTACAACTACCGAAATCTAAATGAGTAAAAACCGAATAAAGTACTTTGAGTCAGACTCAGTACTAGAAGAGTTCTACAACGCACTAGCTAATCAAGACGAAAAGAAGCTAAGAAGAGTACACATCCCCAGATCTGATGTATTCTATGTGCGTAGAGCCTACTTTGAACACACAGGAAACTGGGAATCTCTGGATAGGATAGAACGATCAATGTACCTTGAGGGTATGTTGTCCAGATTTGACGTTCTAGATCCAGATAGAAGACGAAAGTGGGAGGATAACTATGAAGAAACAGTGGCAAAAGCTGAAGTATAGTATAAAAATGATCCTAGCTAACAAAAAAACACTGACAGTAGGCATTATTCTAGGATTTATTATAGGAACAATCTTAACATGGTAGTAGATTTTGACATTGATGGTGATGGGAAGATCACACCAGAAGAGATAGCGATGAAAGAGCGTATGCTCGAAGTAGAGCTACGAGAAGAAAAGGCTGAATCGCAGAAGTTTATGGCCTGGGTAGCTATGGGCATGATGATTATCTTCACTATCTTTCTCTTTACACCATTGATGTCAGACTCAAGAGTTAACGCCCTAGCAGATTTGCTTGGGCTATTTTATATTGCACAGACTGGTGTCGTAGCAGCCTACATGGGCGCAACAGCATACATGGCAGGGAAGCCAATGGGCAACAAAATAGCTATGAAGAAGGATATGAGATGAGTTTTAATTTAAGTCAAAGATCAAAAGACAGACTGAAAGGGGTACACCCTGATCTCGTTGCTGTTGTTGAAAGAGCCATCGAACTGACAGGCGTTGATTTCGGAGTGACATGTGGTGTAAGAACCATAGAAGAGCAAGAGGCTAACGTAGCTGCAGGGAGATCCCAGACGATGCGATCTAAACATCTTCCTCAAGAGGATGGATACTCACAGGCTGTAGATGTTGTAGCCTACGTAGGACCAGAAGTATCCTGGGAGTTGAACTTGTACGATGATATCTGTGACGCTTTCAAAGCTGCAGCAGAAGAAGTTGGGTGTGCTATCAAATGGGGAGCAGCCTGGAGTGAAGGGGATATAAGAACATATCCAGGAACTTCAGAGGATGCTATGATGGCTTACGTTGATCTAAGAAGATCTCAAGGACGTAGACCCTTTATTGATGCCCCACATTTTGAGATGATGTAATGCGATGGTTAATACTCGTTCTATTTTTATCTGGTTGTGGTTTGAGTACTCTGGGGTTGCTAGGAGGATCAGACGGACCTACAGTAAATTCTAACGCACAGATAGGTGCAGAGAATCGACAATCCGTAATGTCTGTAGAGAACACTACCTCTGCAGGTAGAGATGTAGTTTCAAAAGAAGTAGAGACAGGATCAGTGGGAAGCTTAGATATTATAAACACAAACATACCACCCTGGGTTATGTTGCTCCTTATCTTAGGTTGGCTCTTGCCAACACCTACAGAAATTGGTAGAGGTATAATGAATTTTATACTGACACTATTCGGGAGGAAAGATAACCCTAAGTACGAGAGATATAAATGAGTGTACCAGAGCGTGTCAAAGCGACAATGAAAAGACTGGGTTTAAAAGGGGTCAATAAACCAAAGAGGACTCCTGATCACCCAACTAAGTCTCACGTTGTCATGGCATCAGAAGGTGGCAAATATAAATTGATTCGCTTTGGTCAGCAAGGAGCCTCTACTGCAGGTAAACCCAAAGCAGGTGAATCGGATAGGATGAAGAAGAAGAGGGCAAGTTTTAAAGCACGACACAGCAAGAATATTGCAAAAGGTAAGATGTCTGCTGCGTATTGGGCTAACAAAGTTAAATGGTAAAGGAATAAATTACATGAATAAAAAAGAAATAGCTGTAGTAGCAGCATGGGTAGGTTTGGCTGCGATCATGGCAAGCACAACAACTTACGCAAAAGATTTTTCTGTAGCAGGACAAACAGTCTCTATTGGTGCATCTTCAGATCTTAACTACACAACAGGTGTAGAAGACTGGGAATGGGAGCTAACACCATCAGCAGGTTTGACTGCTATGGGTCTAGGTTTTACAATGGCTACAGACATTGATATGTTAGAGTTAGAAGATGGAGACATCTTTCAAGGACTAGACTTTACAGTTGATTACACAATCCCTAGCACAAATATTAGTTTGTATACTGAAGTATCAACAGACTCAGACTTAGAGTTTGGTGACGTAACAGTAGGGGCTACGGTCAGCTTTTAATGTGGGTGGCACTTATGCTTCTCTGTGCTACACCTGAAGCAATATCCTGCGAGGTGATGGCAAAAACAGAAGCTACATTTCAAACAGAGAAAGCATGTACTGAAGAAGCAGTATTGGTAGCTAGGTATTTCCAACAAAAAGGATACCTAGCAATACCAGAGTGTGTAAAAATTAAAATGGGAGTTTCACTATGAAGATAATAAAATGGATGTGGAGATACTTCAAAAGAATAGGGTGCGCAATTTTGAATAAAAATTGTGGTCCTGATTGTAACTGCAAAGCTTAAACAATGCCTTTAAAAAAAGGAAAAAGTAACCAAACTATAAGTTCTAATATAAGTAAGTTACGTAGAGAAGGAAAGCCACAGAAACAAGCTGTTGCAATAGCTTTAACCACTGCAGGTAAAAATAAAAATGGCAAAGCGAAAAGATCCAAAAGTAGGAACAGGTAAAAAACCAAAAGGGTCTGGACGTAGACTATACACAGACGAGAACCCAAAAGATACGGTGTCCATCAAATTTGCTACAATGGCTGATGCCAGAGCTACAGTAGCTAAAGTAAAAAGAATAAAGAAGCCTTACGCAAGAAAGATCCAAATATTGACCGTAGCAGAACAACGTGCTAAAGTCATGGGTAAGACAGCTATAGCAAATGTCTTTAAACAAGCTAAAGCAG